GCCTCTTTTTTACATGCACAAAACTATAGTTTGAAAATTAACCAGATTAAAAGGTGAGCAAATGGGAAGGCCTAAGACGCCAATGTCAGTTCGTGAGGTTCAAGGGACTGCCCACAGAAACAAACAGCGAAATAATAATGACGCACCAGAAGTCACTATGGGGATAGGTGAGTCACCCGAATATTTTTCAGATATCGAAAGCGATATTTGGGATTACCTTGTTTCAATAATGCCCGCTCGCGTAATGAGCCAGACAGACCGCCCAACGTTTGAGGTTCTAGTTAAACTATTCCACAGATTCAGACACGCGACATACGAAGAGGATTCGATTCTTCCGCCGCTTAACGGAGCAGAACTAAATAAGATGGTCGCTATCATGGGAACCTTCGGAATGAACCCCAGCGACAGACAGAAAATTGTTGTACCAAAACAGCAATCGGATAATCCATTTAAATCTGTATGAGTACAACCCCTTCAGTAGACAAAGGCCACAAGTACGCACTAAGCGTGGTAAGCGGTAAAATTATCGCGTGCAAATGGGTGGTCTTAGCTTGTCAGTATTACCTTGATCAACTACGCGAAAGCAAATCAAACAAAGATTCAAAATTCTATTTCGACAAAAAAGCTGCTGAGCGTGTTCTATACGTCAAGCAGTTGATGCCACACACTAAGGGGCGATGGGCAAAAGAAGGATTGCTTCTAACGCTCGAACCTTGGCAGTGCTTTTTCAATATGAATTTGTTCGGCTGGAAATATCGCACCACAGGATTGAGACGATATAGAAAAGCTTTGCTTCTTGTGCCTCGAAAAAATGGCAAGTCGGCTGAAGCTGCGAGCACTGGAAATTATATGTTTGCCTGTGACGGTGAGTATGGCGCAGAAGTTTACAGCGGCGCAACGAATGAGAAGCAAGCTTGGGAGGTATTCAAACCTGCAAAGCTGATGGCTCAGAAGTCGGACGAATTCAGGGAGCATTTTGGTATTGAAGTTAATGCTTCTAACATGAATATCATGAAAGACGGCTCACGGTTCGAGCCTATAATCGGCGACCCTGGCGATGGTACTTCGCCCTCCTTGGCAATTATCGACGAATACCACGAACACAAAACCGATAAGATGCTGGATACCATGGAGACGGGTATGGGCGCTAGGGAGCAGCCTATTATCCTAGTTATCACCACGGCAGGCGATAATATAAGCGGCCCTTGTTATCAGCTACAGCTTGAAGCGCAAAAGGTTTTAGAGGGACTTGTCGAGAATGACGGCCTTTTTGCCATGATATACACGATAGATTCGGGTGACGATTGGGCAACAGTAGACGCGCTAAAAAAGGCAAACCCTAATTTCGGCGTATCAGTTGGCGAAGAGTTTCTGTTGGCTAGGCTGGCAGAGGCAAAGAACAATGCCAGAAAGCAAAGCGTATTCAAAACTAAACATCTTAATGTTTGGGTTGGCTCCAAAGAGGCTTATTTCAATATCGAGCGCTGGAAAGAGTCGGGTGACGAAAGCTTAAGGCTCGAAGACTTTTACGGTAGAAGAATTTACATTGGCTTGGATTTGGCATCAAAGGTCGATGTTGCAGCGCTTGAAATACTCATACCGCTGGGCGATAACGACTTTGTACGGTTCGGAAAGTACTACTTGCCAGAGGCGGCAATCGATAGCGAGGCCAATGAACACTATAAGGGCTGGTCTTTGGATGAATGGATTACCGTAACTGATGGCGAAATAATCGACTTTAATATTATTAAGGACGATATAATAGCATTATGCTCACACTTTGAGCTTGCAGAGTTGGCTTATGATCCCTTCCAAGCTACAATGCTGGTAACTGAGCTTATGGCCGAAGGTTTGCCAGTGGTTGAAATAGCGCCTACAGCGAATAACTTCAGCGAACCTATGAAGCTTTTAGACGGGTTAATACGTTCCAGGCAAATCAGGCACAACGGCGATCCGGTTTATTCGTGGATGTTATCGAATGTCGTTACAAAAGTTAGTCATAGGGATCAGGTTTTCCCACGTAAAGAGCGCGAAGAGAATAAGATTGACGGCCCAATTGCAACAATAATGGCACTAGGTAGATCAATGAACGATGACCATGCATCGCTAGATGACTTTTTAAATAACCCGATCGGGATCGATTTATAATGGCTTGGTATAATCCTTTCACCTGGTTCTCAGGCTCAGGCAACACCCGAAGAGAAGGAACGCAGACAAGCGCCCCCTATTCATATTCAAGCGAGCCAGCCGCAACGGTTAATTTTGACACAGCTATGGCGGTTAGTGCTTTTTGGGCTTCGGCTCGGTTACTGACTGAAACCGTAGCAGCGATGCCAATAAAATCTTATAGAGTTGGTTCTGACGGATCAAAACAGGAAGACCCCAACTATCCGCTATGGCGGCTGATCAATTTCCAGCCAAACAGATACCAAACGCGAAACGAATTTTTAGAGTCGATAATGTTAAACCTCGTTACTGACGGGAACGCATTTACTCGCGTAGTTAAAACAGGCGGTCGAATTACGTCACTTTTACCGCTAATGTCTGCCCAAATGCAGGTGTTTGTCACAAATAGCGGCGCTATTGAGTATATTTACCGCAACTTTGACAATACAGTAACCACTTACACTGAAGATGATATTTGGCATATAAAGCTATTCGGTAACGGTGTTGTTGGTATGTCGCCCCTTGCATACGCTAGAAACGCGCTAGGTGTATCTATTGCGGCTGAGGAAAGGGTGGGAACGTTAGCCAAGAATGGCGGAAAGCCTTCCGGTGTGTTGATGGTGGATAAGGTTTTGACACCACAGCAGAGAGAAGCTATTCGGGAAAACATGAAAGAGATCGCTTCAGGCGATTCTGATAGCTTAAAGATTTTAGAGGCTGACATGAAGTTTCAGCAGATAGCCCTAAGCCCTCAAGACATGGAACTTTTAGCGTCTCGCAGATATTCATTAGAAGATATTGCGCGTTTTATGGGCGTCCCTTCTGTATTGATCAATGATACAGCAGGCTCGACGGTTTGGGGTTCAGGTGTTGAGCAAATTATAAACGGCTTCTATAAGCTTAATTTAAAACCTTACTTAGAAAGAATTGAAGCTAGCTGGAAGCGCTGGTTGATGGCTCCTACTGACAGAACCAAACGAATAATGGAATTTGATTTTGACTCACTTCTAAGAGCTGATCCAAAAGCCAGAGCTGAAACAAACAGCATTAAAATCAATTCAGCACAAGCAACGCCAAACGAAACAAGAAACGCGGAAGGCTTGCCGGATGCAGAGGGAGGCGATCAAATATTTATCAATGGTGCATTAGTGCCGGCCCAAATGGCCAACTCAAACAATAATCAAGGTGGGAACAATGAAAACGATCAGACTTGATGGCGTTGTAGGTTGGGATATCCTAGCCAGCGATGTAGCAGAACAAATGCGCGGCGAAGACGAAGTAAGGCTTATTCTAAATTCTGGCGGCGGAGATATTCTAGAGGGATTCTCTATTTTCAACGTTGTTAATGACTTTAAGGGTAACGTTACAGCTCAAATCGACTTCGCTGGTTCCATGATGTCAGTGATTGCCATGGCCGCTGATACTCGAACAATGAAAAGCAATAGCTCAATCCTAATGACACATAGACCATGGGGCGGAACTTCAGGAAACTCTGAAGATTTAAGATCCCACGCTGACACCTTAGATAAGCTTGAAGTAATGCTGGTTAATACTTACTCAGGCGTCACAGGTATGAGTGAGCAAGAAGCAACCGAATATTTGAGCGAAGAGCGGTACCTAAATGCTGATGAGGCTTTGAATTTTGGCTTCATAGACTCGATAGACGATGGTAAAACAGATCTATCATTGGTAGCTATGGCCGGAATGCGTTCACATAGTGCAGTGGGCTTTGATATGGCTAAGTTTTGCGCTAAGATAGACGATATCGCGGCGAATAAACCGCCAGTTAAGAATTTATTCGCTTCTGCTACAACATTGGCAGAGGTGGAGAAAATAGCAAGAAACAATTTAAAACTATCCCGAGCAGAGACCACAGCGATTGTGGCAGCCGTGAAAAACGTAGTTCATTGTGATAATGAGCCTAACGAAAAAGTGGATTTAACAGAAATGTTTAAAAACTTTAAAATAGGTGAAAACAATGGAACTAAAAGCAGAAGTACAAGCGGGCTTTGATGCAATTGATAAGAAAGTAGGCGAAGCGCTAGCAAAGCACGACGCTGAAGTATTGGAGATGGGTAAGGCTAGCAAAGCTACGTCGGACAATCTTAAGGCGTTAACCTCAGATCATAAATCGATGCATGATCAATTGATTGCCATGGGCGATCAAATCACAGATTTAGCACAAAAGGGAACCGAGTCTAAAGAAGTTCAAGCTTCTCAGGGTATCGGCTCTTTGTTTGTTGCGTCTGATGCATTTGCAGACTTTAAAAATGGCAATACAGGTCGTGCACGCGCTACATTCGAAAACAACACTATTGTAACTGGTGGCGATAACTCAGTAACTCGCCATGATCAATTGGCTGGTGTTGTGCCTGGCGCTTTCCGTCAATTAACAGTTATGCCGACGGTTTCGCAGGGCCAAACCTCTTCAAATATCGTTTATTACTCGCGCGAACTAGCGTGGACTAATAACGCGGCCGGAACTGCTGAAGGTGCAACAAAGCCTGAATCAGATTTGACGTTTGAAGAAGTAACAACCCCGATCCGTACCATTCCGCACTTCATCAAAGTATCTAAGCAAGCCCTAGATGATTCTACTTTCCTTAGTTCTTACATTGACCGCCGAATGGCGCACGGTGTAAACAACAAGGTTGAGCAGCAAATCATATCTGGTGATGGCACTGGCCAAAACTATAGCGGCTGGCTTGATGCTGGTAATTTCGTCGAAGTAGATCCAGCGGGAACTACTGACATTTACGGACTTGCTAACAAGATGAAATATGCTGTTATCGGTGCTGATTACCAGCCTGATTACTTCTATATCAATCCTGCTGACTGGTCTACTGCCGAGACTATCCGTCGCGCGGCTGGTGATGCGGCATTTGTTGCGGCTTCCGGTGCAGTTACCTACGTGAACAACGGCTTAACTCCTTTACTCTGGGGCTTGCCAGTCGTTCTAAGTAACAACGTTCCAGCAGGCTCTATTATCTGTAAGAGCTTCGACGCTGACATGCATTTAAACCGCATGAACACAGTTGTGGAGATGTTCGAACAGGACGGTGATAACGTTCAGACTAACCTTGTAACCGTACGTGCTGAAATGCGCGGTGCTGAGGCCGTAATGGTTCCAGCAGCAATTACACGCGGTTTGATTTCTGGTATCACATAAGCAATAAGGGGGTTCGCCCCCTTTTATTCTTGAGGGTGTATTGTGGATTGTATCGTATTAAAACAGTTTAGCTCAGTGGTCAAAGGCGAGCTTTCGAAAGGTCAAAAGGTTTTTTTCCCTGCTGAAATGGCGAAAAAGCTTATTGCTACTGGCCACCTTGAAGAAATTAAACCTTTAGAAGTTGTTAAAGAAGAAAAGCCAAAAACTAAGCGTAAGAGTAAAAAGGCTGATTAATGAATTATAAAACGGTTATTTTAACTGCCCCAACTTCAGAGCCTATAACGCTTGAAGACGCAAAAAAGCAGTTAAGAATCCAGGACGACGACGAAAACGACTTTATCGAGCGTCGAATCTCAGTTGCTAGGGCTAGTGTTGAGAAATACTGTAATCGTTTCTTTACTGAGCAAGAAATAGCCGTAATTTGGGAATGTAATTTTCCAGAGAGCACGGTTTTTTATCTGCCATACCCCGATTTAATCAGTGTTGACGCAATAACGTATTACGACAACGAGAACGCACAGCAAACCCTCACTGATTTCACTTTCGATAGCGAGAGGCAGGCCATTATCGCTGATGATGCGTTTCCATTAGACGCCACAAGTATCAGGGTTCAGGCTTCTACAGGTGCTCCGGCAGAGTTTGAAGGTGCCAGAATAGCCATGCTAATGATTATGTCTGATGTTTATGAGTTAAGAACTGAAAGCGTTATACAGTTTTCAGTGAATAAAAACCCCGCTGTAGTTCGAGAAATGCAGCCGTATAGGGTGGAAATGGGTGTCTAATTATCGTATCGGCGAGCTAGATCAGAAAATAAACATACAACGGGAAGTTAGAATCCCCGATGATATGGGCGGCCATACATTAAATTTAGAGAATATAGCGGTTTGCCAGTGGGCGCATATTCGCCCTATGAGCGGCAGCGAGGCCGAAAGGTTCGACAAATTAAACCCAGTAGCGACAGAGTTGTTTGTTATTCGATGGCGCGGCGACTTGCAAGAGGATGACCGCGTTATATGGGAAGGTGTTGAATACAATATTCGATACATTAAAAACGCAGGCGGAAGAAAGTTATATTTAGAATTCTTTGCTGAGCGAGGTGTGGCGCAATGACAAAAGGTTTTACCATAACAGGCGTTGATGGTGTGCAGAAAACACTCGATGATTTAGCGCCTAAATATGCTAATAACCTAATGCGTGCGACTGTTCAAGGTATAGCCAGTGAGATTAAAAAAGAGGCGGCAAGACGAGCGCCGGAAGATACTAAAGACCTTAAAAAGTCTATAAAGGCTAGGCGTAAAAAGTCTATTCCAACAAAGCCGACAAGTGTTGTTTATGTCACCAGAGGTCGAGACGCGAAACATAATGCCTGGTATTGGCGTTTCGTTGAATATGGTACGAGCGGAAGTGACGCTCAAGAAGCTAGACCATTTTTCAAACCGGCCGCCGAGATGTTGAAGGCTAATTTGAATAAGATTTTGACAGAGCAATTTGGTAAAAAGTTCATTTCGCTACTTAAGCGAGAAGCAAAGAAGGCGGCTAAAACATGAGCTTTGAAACAGTAGTGCAGACGGTTGTATATGATCAATTAACTGCCAGTGTTGCGCTTATGGCTTCCGTTGAAGGTGTTTATGATGCGGTTCCAGAAACCGAGACATTCCCATACATAACGATCGGCGATGATGCGCACGTCGAATGGGATACTAGCCCAGAGCTTGGAAGTAATGTAAGCATTACAATTCACACATGGTCTAGAGGTCGTGGAAGGCGAGAAACAAAAGAAATTCAGGGCTACATATACGACGCTCTAAACAGGGTCGAATTAACAGCCACAGGTTACAGCTTTGCGGGTATAGATTTTGAGCAAAGCGATAGTTTTTTAGACGCGGACGGCTTAACCCGTCATGGCATTTCAACTTTTAGAATTTTAATTGAAAAAACATAGGTGATTTATGGTTGCTGCAGTCGGTAGACAGTTATTAGTAGAGAAAAATGCGGTTGTGATTGCTGGTCTTAGGACTGCGACACTTTCATGGTCTGGCGAATCAATTGACGTAACAACCGGCGAAGATGCTGGCGTTCGTTTGCTTCTTGAGCTATCAGGCCAAGAGCAGTTAGATATCTCTATCGAAGGGATTATGAAGGCTGAAGAATTCCGAGATATCACGATTGGAGCGGGATCAGCTAGAATTCTTGATGATATCGAAATCACTTGGCCGATTGCCAACCCAGTTAACACGACGCCAGCAACATTAACCGGCGATTTTCGCATATCAAGCTATGAAGAAGGCAGCCCATACAATGACGCTATAACATTCACGGGCACGCTAGAAAGTACAGGGCCATTTGTGTATACGGCCGAGGCTGCTTAATGGCTATTTTTGAAGATATCAAGGTTCAATGGGGCGAAGATTCTTATTCTTGCAAAGCTCAAGACGTTTTTAGGATGATCGCTCATCTTGAGGATGGTGGCATAAACATTATGGAAATACTTTCCACCAATAGTGTTACCGTAAAATGTAAGGCTTTTAGTTTAGCTTTGAATTTTATGGGTGCAAAGTTGACGCCGGAAGACGTTTACCAAGGGTTGTTTTTGAATGGACAAGAGGGGGCTTTAAATCTCCTTATGGCATTACAGAAAATGATTGTTCCGCCTGATGTCTTTAAAAAAGCCGAGTCGATGACTGATGAACAGATAAAAGAGACTTCAAAAAAAAAGCCACGAAAGAAAGCGGCGAAAGCGAAGTCATAAAAACCTTTTATCAGTTGGCGCTTAGGTGGGGTGTTAGAAGTTGTGATTTTTGGAGTTTAACACCTACCGAATTTTGGTGGATTTACGAAGCAAACACCACTAGTGAGCAAAGAATGACCCCTGATGATAAGTGGGGTGAACTATATGAGGCATTAGGCTAATGGTAGCATCCGTAGGCGACGTAGCAATAACCGTAGGCGCAGATGTAGCGCCACTGGCCAAAGGGTTAAAAAAAGGCGCTGATGATGTTACTCAGTTTGCAGGAAAGAGCGCCAAGCAGCTTAAAAGTCTGACCACTACCATCGCAAAGATGGGCGCGGCGGCTGGAGCGGTAGCGGTTGGCGGCTTGCTACAGATGACCAAAAGCGCAACGGCCACAGGTCGCGAATTAAAGGTGATGGCTCAAATTGCCAACACTACTACCACACAATTTCAAAAAATGGCATTCGGTGCCAACTCCCTTGGTATAGAAAACGACAAACTCGCGGACATTCTAAAAGATGTTAACGATAGAGTTGGTGACTTTCTAACCACTGGCGGCGGCCCTATGGCTGATTTCTTCGAGAAGATAGCGCCAAAAGTAGGCGTCACTGCTGAGCAATTCAGAAAGCTTTCAGGCCCGCAAGCTTTGCAGCTATACGTGGACTCACTCGAAAAGGCTAATCTGTCACAAGGCGAAATGACGTTTTTCCTTGAAGCGATGGCTTCGGATCTCACACAGCTCCAACCGCTTCTAGCCAATAACGGCAAACTTCTTCAGGAGCAAGCAGAGCGAGCTGAAAAGCTTGGTTTGGTATTGTCCGAAATAGAGCTAGAGCAATTGGAAGAAGGCGCCAAAGCATTCGCACAACTCAAAAAAGATTCTGAAGCGGCGGCTCTTGTTATAGGTTCCAAGTTATCGCCTTTTGTCGTTGAGGCCGTAAAACAGTTTGAAAAGCTAAGCGAAACAGGCGGTGATTTTGGTGATAGCGTTGACTCGGCTATTCGAAAGACCTTAAAGGGAATCGGATTTCTTGGCGATATGATCCAAGGCTTAAAAGTTGTTTTTAAAGGTGTTGAGCTTGTCGTTAAGGGGTTTGGGGCTGCTGTCGTTTCGGTTTTTGAGGTTGCTGCTACGGTATCAGCGAAGTTCATCGATGATATTCTTGCAGGCGTTAATGTAGCAATTAATGCGCTTAACAAACTTCCTAAAGTGGATATTGCCAACATTGACCCATTTAAAGATTCGGCATTTATCCAGGGATTTCACAATCTAGGGGATACCGCTAGAAATGAAATTAGAGAGACTCGCACAGAGCTAGCGTTACTAGCTGAGCAAGAATTACCCAGCGCTAAGATAGAGTCATTCTTACAAGCCGTTACAGATAACTCAATCAAAGCGGCGGCTGCAGTTGTTGAGGCAAAAGCAAAGATCGGCGAATTAACTAACCCTGAAGGGTTGAGCGAGGAAGAACAAAAACGCGTTGATCGCGAGACAGCCGAAAAAGAGCACCTTGATAGAATGGTTGCGCTCAATAAGAACTCAGGAGAATTGATCAATGGTTTTATTAAGAATCAATGGGGTAATAATGTTTCTAATACCGTTGGCGGTATGCGAGATATGGTTAAAACGCTTTCAACTGGTTCAAGAAAAGCATTTGAAATATCCAAAGCGTGGGCGATGACCGATGCGGCTATAAGCATGTATCAAGGTATCGCAAAAGGCGTCTCTCTTGGCTGGCCCATGGGTGTACCGGCGGTCGCGTGGGCAACGGCTACAGGTCTTTCGCAGATTAACGCGATTAAAAATCAATCGTTTGGCGGCGCAGGTGGTGCAGCGGCTTCTGGTAACGGAACGCCAGCAACAGCCCCTAACCCTATTGGCGTAGGTGGTTCTGCTGCTACAGGTGGCGCACAAGGCCAAGCTCAAACGCTTAATGTTGCTCCCATTGATCCTAATGCGATATTCTCAGGTGCTTCGATGCAGGCATTTGGCGAGCAAATACTAGAATTCACAGAAGACGGTGGCCAGGTGGTGTTCCAAGCATGATTTATATAACAAATACTGCTTTTTTAAATGGCTCGCTAGGTTCTCAATATACGAACGATAACCCTATTATATTCTGGGAGTCAGTTTTAGATAATTCCGAATTTTCAGCGACTTATGAGAACGTGACAAACAGGCCCGCTTCGAATATGTGGAACCCGTCTACCTCTTCAGTGTGGGAGGGCGATTCATATTCTGGGGTGTCTGCTACATTCACTCAATATGTATTTTTAGAGAATGCGAATAGCGATGACGTTGATTATATAGCTATCGGTAAGCATAATTTCGGCGATGGTGGGTATGAGATTACCCTTCAAGAATCTACTGACGGCGGAACCATTTGGACGGATATTTCTACAACGAAGACGCCGACGACTAACGACCCATTTATTGAGTTTTTCGATTCTAGGGATTCTGGCGATTTCAGGATTAAAATAGAGAAAACGGCCACAGAAGTTATTGCGCCGATAATTGCACATATTAAAGCTGGTACTGCTTTTGTATTGCAGCGAAGAATCTACGACGGACACATGCCAGCAAATTTAACCAGGCAAGTTAGGCGGACGCCTAACGTTTCTGAAAGTGGTCAATATTTGGGTCAAGTCGTCTTATCTTCATTTCATACAGCGACATGCGACCAACAGAACAACACACCGGATTTCGTTAGGTCTGACGTTGTACCATTTATCGCCCACGTAAACGGGCATGATGTAAACGATACAGGCGCACCGGCGACATTCTTTTGGTCTTGGCGCCCTACAACTTATCCAGATGAGTTGGTCTATGCTTGGACTTCCGACGACATTAGATTAGAAAATCAATCGGGCGATAGTTCAGGCGGTAGAATGAAATGGTCATTTAATATGCAGGCGGTTGTGTAATGGCGAATACCTCTAAGCCTTTGCGGTTTTGTGAGCTTTCCTTAAATCCTTGCTCCAGGGAATATGGTGTTGCACCTTGTACGGCCTCTATTCCTACCACGGGTTCATTTAAGTGCTACAACTCGCCTAGAACATGCCAAGACCCATCGAATTACTTAGCCGGTGATGAGCAGGTTGTACGGTGGTCTGTGCCAACAGAAGATTTGCCTTTAGATATCGACTCAATACCCGCTATAACTTCGATAGCTAGAAGACCGGCCACGGTTAATCCTGGTGAGTCTTTGGGTGTTCGTGAATCTGTCACAGTATCAATGCACGATTTTAAACATAACGATGTAGGGTTTGACCCATATATACCTACTAGGGGATTTAACCCATATTTAAAAGGCTCGTTTTGGGGTAAGTTTACTGCTAGATGGGGATCGTTAGACGGCTACGCATTCAGGACAATAGATGGGTATGAAGGCCAGCCTTACGACGAAATGAAAGTTAGACATTATATAGTAGACTCAACTGCCGGCCCTGACTCAAAAGGCACGTTCGCATTTACAATAAAAGATGTGATCAAGTTTTTTGATGGTAAAAAAGCACAAGCACCACTGCCATCTAACGGAACCTTATTGGCTGGAATTGATGACACTGTAACCGCGCTTACATTAGACCCTTCAGGGATTGGCGACTTAGAATATCCCGCAAGCGGTACGGCCTCTATTGGCGATGAAAAAGTAACCTTCACGCGTGTTGCTGATGCAATAACACTAACTGGCAGAGGCTTAAGCGGTAGCGAGCAAAGCGCGCATGATGCCGGCGATACTTTCCAGCTTGCTTTAGTTTATTCCGCTCAAGATGTGGCGACCATAATTAACGACCTTCTCACTAATTACACGGACACACCAGCCGAATATATACCATTAGCAGACTGGAACGACGAAGTTTCAAACTATTTAAACAGGCTATACACTGCCGAAATAATGCGCCCCACTTCTATTAAAACGCTATTAGATGAGCTGATAAAAGAAGCGGGGCTGATATTCTATACCGACCTTTATTCTAAGAGTTTAATATTAAAAGCATTTAGGCAATTAGTACCAACGTTTGCGGTCACTGATGACTTCGCTTTACAGGATTCTATCAAGTCTAAACGGTTAGAAAGTAAGCGTATAAATCAGATTTGGATTTATCACGGTAAAAAAAACCCCTTAGAAAATCAGGATCAAAAGAAGAATTACACGACCGTGTACGCTCAGATATCCGACAACCCTATTGTTGCATTAGAGAATAACCCCGCCGCCATTAGTGAAGTTTTTAGCCGGTGGATCACCTCACTTAACGCCGACGCGGTGACAGAGCTTGCTGATTCGATTATAGAAAGATATGAGACGGCGCCAAGGCAGGTATCGTTTAGAGTGCCGTCGGAGTTCCCTATTAGCTTAGGCGAAGCGGTTACTATTCAATCAAGAATATTTGAAGATGCGCAAGGCGATTTGGCTGATCCTTTTACAGCTCAAGTTACGAGTTTTGACGAAAAAAACAACGTTATTTCTGCAATAGCAGAAGAGGTTAATTTCACCACAGTCGATCCTGGCCCGCTAAGAATTATTACAATAAGCTCGAATTCATTCGACCTAGATTTAAAAACCGTACACGATTCGCTCTATATCCCCGCCGAAAGTGGCGACACGGTTAGATTAATTATTAATCCAGGCGTAATAATAGGATCAACAAATTACAGCTATGCACTAACCACGGGTATTTTTGCCGCTGGTGTTACTGTTGAAATAGGTGGTACGGGAAGGATACAGGGCCGAGGCGGTGACGCTGCTACAACTAGCGGTGGTGATGGTGGTGACGCTCTTTTAGTTGAACAGGCTATTGAAATTATAGACGACGTTGAAATATGGTCTGGCGGGGGTGCTGGTGGCTCACTAGTCGCCCCTAATCCACCATTTACAAATGAAAAAGGTGCTGGCGGTGCGGGACAAATACCAGGCACGGGAAGTACTGGCCCAGGTCAAACAAACGCAACAACAGAAGCGGGTGGTGAAGTGACTATTGGTAATACTTCATTCGGGGGTGATCCAGGTCTAGACGGTAGCGGCGGAACGTCTCCTGGTGTTGCCGGTGTAGCCATTCAGGGTGATTCGCTAGTAACTATTGACGGCGGCGCAACACCAGATATAAGAGGTGGTCAACTTGGGTAGCATAGGGCGACTTTTAACCGTTGAAAAAGACGGTGTAATAATAGCGGGAATCAGAACGGTTTCGGTTTCCTGGGCTAGCGAATCAATCGACCTAAGCCAGGGTGAGCCAGACGGCTATAGGCTGTTAGCGGAAATTGACGGGCTAGAAACAATTTCTCTTTCCGTGGAGGGCATTACTAAATCTGATCTAATAAGAAACATCGCTTACTCTCGCGCTGAGTCTCGACTTCTTGAAAATATCACGATTACTTGGCCAGTGAGTGAGGAAGGCGCAACGCCGGCAACGCTTCAGGGGTCTTTTTTTATATCTGATTATTCAGAAGACGCACCTTATAACGACGCTTACACCTTCACGCTTACATTAAATTCGAGCGCTTTAATACAAGGAGGAAGATTGATTATCGGTGGCTATATTTACCAGCCGGAAGTGAACGAGGTTCTAGCAATAGGCAGCTCTTCGACGGGTACAAACGCTAGATATTACGAATATCCAAACTATAATTTTTTAGAGTCAAACATACCGGAATTTGGCACAAGCGCAATGAGAATTAGAATTGTTGATGAGGTTAGCTATTTTGCGTGTTCAACTGGATTAAATCGAGTATATAGAACAGACAGGAACGGGTATTTATTACCTCAGTTTTCACCAGGAATTCCCGTGGCCGGTGATGTTGATTCCGCTAAAGATCTAGGGCATTTAGCCACAACGCAAACTTCAACAGCATCGCTAGCTATTTATGATTTGAAAACTTCTAAAGAGTTGTTTAACTATTTGCTAAGCGCAGCGTTTACAGTCAAATATAGCCCAGATGAGCAATTTTTAGTGTACGGGGGAGGAATACCAAGGCTAAGAATTTACGACACTAGCGCAAGTCCATACACCGATATAACTGGCGCGACTATACAGCCGCTTTCTAACGTTCAAGACATTTCATTCAAGCCAAACATGTCTCATATGGCTTTAGGGACTGAGACGCTAGGTGTTAAAGTTTACTCTATTTCTGGATCGACATTTACGCCAATATCAGACCCAATCGGGAATATCACAACAGAAAGAATTTTAAGGCTTCAGTATAGCCCAGACGGCAGTGTTTTAGCGGTGGCTTATAGGAATTCTGATCCTGTAGATCTATGGGATGCGACAACAATTCCGTATGTTAAATTAACCCAGCCAATAAAATCTCCCTCATACCAGAAGTATGATGTATCTTGGAGCGGAGACGGAAGGGTGTTAACCCTAGTTACTGACCAGGAGATAATTAACTACGACACCTCATCCATACCTTACGCAGAAGGAAATCAGATACCAGAACCAGGTCTTTTAAATTTTAGAAGCAGCGATTACGGAAAAATAACTCCTTTGGAGGTAGAGGAGCATTTGATTATATCATCAACAGATGGTAACTATTTGACAAGCCTAAACCCGTCTAATTTAGGTTATATAGATGATTTTGATGGCGTTAAATCCAGCGCTGAAGATTTGATTTATAGCAGTGATTATATTTTTGAGCTTAGATCAACTGGGATAATATACGCTAATGAAAAAATATCTGGAATTTATCAAGATGACGGGTCGTTTGGAAGTGGCGTTTCTTGTTTTGATTTGGATTTATCTAACAATAGATTAATAGCCGGAAAAACTTCAGGGCCAAATTACTTATCATTTTTTGATCTATCGACATACGCAGAAACAACGCTTTTAATAAGTGGCGCCGCAGTGACTTCGGTTGCTGCTAGTAGCGATGGTTCATTGTTTGCCGTTGGAAATAATTTAGGGGTTATGGAGGTTGATTCAGATGTTGAGATAGGCTACGTATATAGCGGCCCTGATGTTTCGAACAGGGGGGGATTTAGCCCAGACGGAAATTCTTTGTGTATAGGGAGACAAAGCACGGAGGGTATTTTCCTTTTTAATACAGCAAGCTCGCCCTGGACGGCATTAACACTTCCGGCCTCTGTCCCCGAGAACTGTAGTGATGCTAAGTTTAATCCAGAGGGCTCATACCTGGCTGTAAGTTCTACAAGCTCAGACCCTATAGCTATATACGATACGAGTACGAATCCTTATACGAGGATATTAGACCCCGATATAGTTCCATCGTTCGGAGGCGTTTCTATAAAATGGAATAATAGTGGATCATTATTAGCTTTGGTTTCTTCAGCAGAAGAAAAAGTATACATATACAATACTTCGGTAATCCCATTTGAGAGGATTTCTCATGGTGAGCCTTACAATGTGGGAACACC